TGGTCCACCAGCCCGTGGAGGATACGATCCTTTAGCACAATCTTTCTTTATAGGAGATGATTCTAATAGTGTTGGAAGATATGTCACTAGTGTTGATTTGTATTTCCAGTCAAAGGATCCTGTTCTTCCAGTAACAGTTCAACTTCGTTCCATGACATTAGGAACTCCAACTACAGAAATCTATCCTTTTAGTACTGTTGTAGTTTATCCAAATAGAATTGAAATTTCTGATGATGGATCTATTCCGACTAGAATTAATTTCTGCGCTCCAGTTTATTTGGAAGGGAATAAAGAACATGCTATCGTTATTTTCTCAGACTCTACTGAATATAATGTTTGGGTTTCTAGATTGGGTGAAATTGATATATCAACAGCAAATGAACAAGAATCTTCTCAAATAGTTGTAACTAAGCAAACTAATCTTGGAAGTTTGTTTAAATCACAAAATGCTTCAAGTTGGGGTTCGAGTCAATATGAAGATTTGAAATATGTACTATATTCGGCTAGATTTGCTAATGAAGGATACTTCACGATGTTTAGTCCAGAATTAACTGAAAATAATAAGCAGATTGCTACATTAACAAAAGATTCTTTACAAGCTTCATCAAGAAGAGTAAGGGTTGGATTGGGCACTACTGTTACTGACTCTGGACTTTCTTTCGGCAATTTGATTTCTCAAAGTGGTTCTAATGCAACTGGAACTTTTGTTGGTGCTGGTGGATCTGCAATAGGAACTTTGCAAGTTATTAATGCTGGTATTGGATATACACCTTCTTCAGGATCATCAACTTTTAATGATGTTCAACTTGTTTCTGTCACAGGATCAGGAAGAGATGCTAAAGCAAATATCACTATTCAAAATGGAGTTGCTGTTGCTGCAACTGTGTCAATTGGAGGAACAGGATACTCTATTGGTGATGTTCTTACAGTTTCTCAAATTGGTATAAGTTCTTTGGGAAGAAATCTTCGCCTCTCTCTAGTTGGAATTGCGGGAACTAACGAGTTAATTCTTGATAATGTTCAAGGTGATTTTGCAGTTGGAACTGGAAATACACTTTTCTATTCTAGTTCTGTTGGATCTGGTGTAACTACTATTAATGGTGGAGGAGTGTTCATCACATCTACACCTGTAGTTGAGAATGATGGACTTCATATTAGAGTAAATCATAGAAATCATGGAATGCACTCTCCAACTAATAATGTTATTCTTTCAAATATTGAAACTGATGTTCAACCAGCAACATTAGCACAAGAATATACTTCAACCTCTACTGCGGATATTGTTCTTTCACCAGGATTCAGTACATCATTTACAACTTTTGAAAATGTTGGTATTGGATCAACTAATGTTGGATATATTTTAATCCAAAATGAAATTATTTCTTACAGTGGAGTTGTTGGAGACACATTAACTGGAATTTCTAGAGGAGTTGATTCAACATTACCAGTAACTCACCCCACAAATTCTGCAGTTTATAAGTATGAATTGGGTGGAGTATCCCTAAGAAGAATTAATACAACACATTCATTGCAGGATGCTGATGTTCAAGACCCTATTGGACTCGATTATTATACAATTAAAATCGATACTTCAACAAATGGAGTAGATAGATCTACTGGAACAAGTTTACCAAAACTTTACTTTAATAATTCCAAGTCTACTGGAGGATCATTAATCAAAGCAACTCAAAATATTCATTTTGAAATTGCAAGACCTATAATCCAAACATTAATTCATCCTCAAACAAATATTGATGCTCAAGTTAGAACAATTAGCGCGACTAGTATTTCTGGAAACGAAGTTTCTTTTGTAGATCAAGGATTTGAACCAATTAATCTTGAGGAAAATAACTATTTCTCCACTCCAAGAATGATTGCATCTAGACTTAATGAAACTGAAAAATTAATCAATATTCCAGGAAATAAATCGATGGAACTTATTATGAGTCTCAAAACTACTGATAATAGATTGACTCCTTCGGTAGACTTGGATAGAGTTGGAATGATTTTTGTTTCTAATAGAATTAACTCTGTTGTTAATGATTATATTGGTGATATTAGAGTTTCTACTCTTAAAGATGATCCATCAGCATTTGTATATGCAACTGTTCCAATTGAACTTGAAATCCCAGCGACTTCGATTAGAGTTATAGTTTCCGCTTACATTAATCCATATGCTGATCTGAGAGCATTCTATGCGATCATGAATAATACTACTGATGATCCAGTTTACTATCCATTCCCAGGTTATTCTAACAGACTTGAATCTGGACAAGTAATAAACATGGCAAACAACAACGGAACTTCCGATACATTTGTTGCGGCGAATAATACTCTTGGTTTTGATAGCAATGAGATTACATTTAAAGATTATGAATTTACTATTGATAATCTGGAATCATTCAGATACTTTAGTATTAAGTTTATTGGAACTTCAACAAATCAAGCATATCCCCCAAGACTAAGAGATCTTAGAGTTGTATCACTTGCTTAATTATGGAAAAGATAAAGGTAAAAGACGAAATAAATTTATTTCGAGACGTTGATACAAACGCTATAATTAATACGGACATGCAAGCATACAACAATTATATTAATGCTAAAAAACTCAAAGATACTGAATCTAAGAGAATTGAAAACCTAGAAAATGAACTTACCGATGTGAGAAGTGACTTGAGCGAAATAAAAACTTTATTGAGGAACTTAGTCAATGAATCCAAATGAAATTCAACTCGAAGATGTAAATAAAATGTTTGAATATGAGAAACTTTCTAGAGATATAGATAGTGTAGATGATATTGAAGTGGTTAAGAATTATGCTAAATCTTATATTAAATTATACTTAAAACAGCAAGAAGTTGTATCTAAATTCTAATGGCAACTCACACAATCACTTTTGATCCGACTTCTGGTGTTGCATACGGAGCAAATCTCGTTATCAACACAGGAGCAACATTTTCCGACAGTTTTACGGTAAAAACAACATCCGGATCTGCCTTCAACTTTGATGGATGGACTGCCTCATCTCAGATGGCAAAAAGTGTTTCAATTGGTTCTTCTTTATATCCAGCAGCAACTTTCAATGTTGGATTTACAAGTGCTATTGGTGGAAAATTTAATATTTCTCTTGATTCTACGGCAACTAGATCTTTGTCTGAGGGAAGATATGTTTATGATATTCTAGTAAGTTCTGGATCAACTGTTTATAGAATTGCTAATGGAAATGTATTGGTAATTGCTGGTATATCATCAGCACCATAAATACCTTATAAGGGGTAATTAGATAAATGGCACAACCATCATCTAGGCAAGAATTAATTGATTATTGCAAAAGGAAACTGGGAGCTCCAGTTTTAGAGATTAACGTTGCTGATGAGCAAATTGAAGATCTGGTAGATGATGCTGTTCAATTTTTTCAAGAGAGGCATTTTGATGGAGTATATCCAACTTTCTTGAAATACCAGATTACAGATGATGATATTAATAGAGGTAAGGCACAACCAACATCTGGAGTGGGAATTAGCACTATAACGGTAGATCATAATGTTGGTTTAACTACTCAATTCAACTTTTATGAGGGTGGAAATTATCTACAGATCCCACCATCAGTAATTGGTGTCAATAAAATATTTCACTTTGATGGAACAAATAGTATTACAAACAATATGTTTAGTGTGAAGTATCAGTTATTCCTTAATGACATTTACTATTGGGGATCAACTGAACTTTTAACTTATGCAATGGTAAAAACATACCTAGAAGATATTGAGTTTTTACTTACAACACAAAAGCAAATTAGATTCAACAAAAGACAAGATCGTTTGTATCTGGATATCGACTGGGGTTCTGTTACTGCAGGAACTTATCTTGTCATAGATTGCTATAGAACTTTAGATCCAAGTGATTATTCCAGAGTTTGGAATGATTCTTTCTTAAAGATGTATCTTACTGCACTGATCAAAAAACAGTGGGGACAGAATTTGATTAAGTTCCAAGGAGTAAAACTTCCTGGTGGAGTAGAATTAAATGGTAGGCAGATTTATGATGATGCCCAAAAAGAACTTGATGTAATTATGGAAAAGATGTCCAATACTTATGAACTTCCACCATTAGATATGATCGGATAAAATGTTAAATCCCTTTTTTCTTCAAGGATCTAAATCCGAACAATCATTAATACAGAGTTTGGTTAATGAACAACTCCGTATGTATGGAGTTGAAGTTTATTATATTCCCAGGAGATATATTACAGAAAAAACTGTAATAAAGGAAGTTATTGAATCTAAGTTTGATAATGCATATCCTCTCGAAGCATATGTAGATACTTATGATGGATATGAAGGACAAGGAACTATTCTATCAAAGTTTGGTGTACAACCTTTAAATGATTTAACACTTATAATTTCAAAAGAAAGATTCGAAAATTATATTTCCCCATTAACAAAAAACATACCAGACATAAAACTTTCAACTAGGCCTAAAGAGGGAGACTTAGTTTATTTTCCTCTAGGTGATAGATTATTTGAAATTAAATTTGTAGAGCACGAAAAACCTTTTTATCAACTACAAAAAACCTATGTTTATGAATTGAGATGTGAATTGTTTAGATATGAAGACGAGGTTATTGATACTGGAATTGAAGAAGTAGATGATAATGTAAAGGAAGTAGGATATATTCAGTCTCTAACCTTGATAGGTTCTGGAGTTACCGCAACTGCAATAACTGGAATTTGTACTTCTGGTGCTGTCAGATTTGTAACTATTTCTAATAGAGGAAATGGTTATACTTCAACACCATCAATAGTATTTTCATCTGCTCCTGCTGGAGGAACTACTGCTGTTGGTATTGCCACACTAATTGGAGGACTAATAGATTGTAATGGAAACGCGGAGAATTATAAGATACAGGGAGTAGAGTTAATTAATCCTGGTTGTGGGTACACTGTAGCACCATCCGTTGTTGCTCTCGGTGGTGGTGGAGCAGGTTTTGCTGCAACTACAACTATTGGCAATGGTACTGTCGGAATTGTTACTGTTACTTCAGGCGGTTCTGGATATGAAACTGCACCTACAATAACTTTTAGTGCTCCCACAGGTGCTGGAGTTACTGCAACAGGTAGAGCATACATCAACTCTGCTGGAATTGTTACCTCAGTTTATGTTACAAATTCTGGACTAGGATATACACAACCACCAACTATAACTTTCTCTTCCCCATATATGCTAGGAAGTGGAACTTTCGTATTTAATGAAGTCATAACTGGTAGTATTAGTTCTACTACAGCTTTTGTTAAGGATTGGGATTCTACCACCAATATTATACAAGTTTCAAATATTTCTGGAAATTTTGTAGTAGGAGATATTATCACAGGATCAAACTCTGGAGCAAGTTATAAGATAAGAAGTATTGATACTAACAATCCTGTAGATCCATATGCAAGTAATGATGATATTGAAATTGAAGCAGATGCTATTTTAGATTTTTCAGAATCAAATCCTTTTGGAATGCCATAAATAATATATCATACTTTGCTGACAAATGTTTGAATATTTTTACCACGAAATATTGAGAAGAACTATTATTTCGTTTGGTTCTCTGTTTAATGATATATCAATTAAACACACAAATAGTTCAGATGATGTAGTAAGTACATTAAAGGTTCCTCTTGCTTACGGTCCAACTCAAAAATTCTTGGCAAGATTAGAACAAGTTCCTAATCTGAACCAACCAGTTCAAATGTCACTCCCTCGAATGTCATTTGAATTTACTGGATTAACTTACGATACATCAAGAAAGGTAACAAGTACTCAAACATTTTTATCAACAGTATCTTCAGATAAGACTAAACCAAGAAAGTCTTATATGCCAGTGCCATATAATATGTCATTTGAACTTAGTATTATGACTAAGTTGAATGATGACATGCTTCAAATTATTGAGCAAATAATTCCATATTTTCAACCAGCATACACTATGAGTGTTGACTTAGTAGAAACTATTGGAGAAAAAAGAGATATTCCCGTTGTCCTTGAGGGAATTTCTATGCAGGATGATTATGAAGGAGATTACTCTACAAGGAGAGCACTCATTTATACTTTGAGATTTGTTGCAAAAACATATCTGTTCGGACCCATTACAGATCCAACAAAGGATATCATCGAAAAGGTTTCTATTGGATTTGTTGCTGGTGGAGCTACAAGTTCTCCATCCAGAGAACTTACTTATACAATTGATCCGAGAGCAACCAAGAGTTACACTAATAATATTGTATCTACACTCACGACTAATATCGACAAAGTTGCAACAACAATCGAATTGAGCAGTGTATCTGGATTATCTGTAGGAAACATTCTTGTTATTGATAGCGAGAACGTAAAGATCAAGAATATATCTGGCAATAAGGTTGCGGTAGAACGAGGTTTTGATAGTACATCAGTGGCAGATCATGTCAATGGAACTGATGTTAAGTTGATAACTGCCGCAGACGCTGCTCTTATTGAGTTTGGCGATGACTTTGGATTTAGTGGCAGTTAGTAAATGGTATGAAAATGACAAAAAAATTTGATGATTTAAATGAAGCATTTAATGTTGCGGGAGATATTGTTTCTCGTGAGGTGGAAACTGTTGAAGAAAAGGTTGAAAAATTTTCTAATGTTTCAGATGATTTGAAAAAAGACTACGAGTATACTAGAGGTAATTTGTATTCTATTATAGAAAAGGGACAAGAAGCACTTAATGGTATATTAGAACTTGCACAGGAAAGTGAGATGCCACGAGCATATGAAGTGGCAGGACAATTAATCAAAAACGTTGCAGATGCAACAGATAAATTAATTGATCTTCAAAAGAAATTAAAAGATATTGATGAGGATAAAGTCAAAGGTCCAACAAATGTTACCAATGCTTTATTTGTTGGATCCACAGCAGAATTATCAAAGTTATTAAAGTCTCGGACAGAAGAAGATAATAAATAGTACAAAGGGAGAGAAATCCCAAAGTACTATAGTTACTCATAAGATGTCAGAGAACGACTTGCCTTCGATTGGCGATTTTGCGGATAATAATAAGAATTTACCATCTATTGGTGATTTTTTAACAGAGGATGTTACTGAGGAGTTACCTTCTGTTGAAGAATTTATTGAGATAGAGCAAAAAGATTTATCCGAAGAGTCGATTAATGTTTCAGGAGACTTTAATGGAACATTAATTGTGGGAGATTCACCGGAAAAAGAAAATCAATCCGAAGGATATCTTTTCGCAAAGATTCTTGATCTGATTGCGGAAGTAAGAAAAGATATTCCCCAAATACCGGAAATTAAATATTATGACGATGAATTAGAAAAACTTTGTGAGATTGTAGATCAGGTAAGATCCGAAATACCCGAAGTAAGATATTATGAAAGAGATATTGAAAGATTAGAAAGTAATATAGAAGATGTTAGGAATCAGATTCCAAAATTTCCAAGATGGGTTAATGAGGTAAACGAAGTTCCAGATTTTTCTTGGATTGGTAAAACTTTTAGTGTTATTGATGATGATTTTATCAAGATAAATGATAAGATAGAAACTCTAAAAGAAAAAGTAAAACTAGACATTGATTCCTTTATCGATGAAACTGGAGTAAGATTTTTTGAAAATAAAGTTGAAATTGAATCGAGAATTCAAGAACTGGATGAAAAGTATCAAAAAGCAAAAGACAATATTTGGAAAGAACTTAGAGAGTCATCACTTAAAATTTGGGAGTACCATAAAGAATTCAAAGATGACGATCGTAAGTTAAAGAAACAGATCACAAATGAATATAATACTCTCAAACAAAGTCTTGAGGAAAAAATAAGAGTATTTAATGAAGATAGTGTAAATACCGACAAGGTTCTTTTAAACTATTTTGAAACTCTTAGAGAAGAAATATCAAGACTTCCCAAAGTAAAGTATTATGATGATGACATTAAACATGTATCTAATGATATTAAAGATCTCTATAGTCTTGTAGAGACTATTAAACTCGAACAGAAGAATCTTCAAGAAAATTTATTAACAGAACCACCAAACGAAAAAGAATCTATTGGTGCATCTCCAGATCCATTGACACCAATGGATCAAAACTTTGCAACTCTTGATGATCTTGCAAGTCACTATAGAATTTTCATTAATAGAATCCAAACTCAACTCTCCACTATGGGTGGCGGTGGAGCAGGATTCATCAAAGATCTTGATGATGTTTCTTTTGATCAAACCAATGGAAACGGAAAACTTTTAATTTATGATCAATCCAACTCAAGATGGGTTGGTATTGCTAGCACCGCTTTATCCCCAATAGTAGATTTAAACACTACTCTTGGATATGGGAACACATCATCTCTTGGAATGAGTGTTGGTGTTGTTACTGCGACTGGGTTTGTTGGAGATCTAACAGGGAACGCTGATACAGCAACCTATGCGGCAGTTTCTGGAGTCTCTACAGTGTCTCAGGGACTTACTGGGACTCCAGATATCAATGTAGGTTCAATTACAGGCACATCCGCTACTTTTAGTGGTAATGTTTCCATCGGAGGAACATTAACTTATGAGGACGTAACAAACATTGATTCTATCGGTATCATCACAGCAAGAAGTGACGTTATCGTTCAGCAGAATTTGTCTGTTGCTGGAGTATCAACTTTCAATACAGCAAGTGGTGTTGGAACAGTTTATGTTGGGCTAGGAAGCACAGCACTATTTGTTGATGGTAATGCTCGTATTACTGGAATTCTAACAGTAGGTAGAGCATCTGTTGTTATTGATGGTGACAATAATACCATTACTGCTGGTGATGTTTTCATCACAGGTTCTTCAATTACAATTGGCGATAACGTAACCATTAATACTGGTGCCACAGGTATTAACTCGGCACCGAACGTCATTTATGTTGCAAAGGATGGAAGTGATTCGAAGAATGGAACATCAATCGATAATGCCAAATTGACTATTGCAGGAGCAGTAGCAGTTGCTCAGACTGGGACAACGATTAAAGTTCTCTCAGGAACTTATAACGAAAATAATCCCATTGAAGTTCCTGCTTTTGTTTCAATTGTTGGCGATAACTTAAAGACTGTAACAGTAATACCAAACAACTCAACTGAAGATATCTTCCACGTCAATAAGGGTACATATCTTGCCAACATGACATTTGTTGGGCATGTTACTCCAAGTGCAGCAGTTGCTTTCCCACCAGGAGGTGCTAACAACACTGGAGGTGGTAAATGGGAAAGTCCTTATATTCAAAACTGTACTAGTAATACGACAACTGGAGCAGGTATGAGAATTGATGGAAATCTTGCGGAAGGATTGAAATCAATGGTTGTTGATAGTTACACTCAATATAATCAAGGTGGGGTTGGTATTGCGGTAACTAATAATGGATATGCTCAACTTGTTAGCGTGTTCACTATCTGTTGCAACGAGGGAATAACAGCATATAAGGGTGGACAGTGCTCACTGACAAACAGCAACACTGACTTTGGTACATATGGATTGGTTGCTGATGGAGTCAGTGATTTACAGTTTACTGGAATTGTAACTACAAGTGCTTCTGTTGGTACAGATACTGTTGCTGTTGCTATCAACACAACAACAAGACCCTATGAAGGACAAGTAATTTATTTCGACACTCTTTATTACACGGTAGAAACTATCACAGTTACTAATGGAGGAAGTGGATATACTTCAACACCTTCAGTAACTGTAGGAACTCCAACAGGACCTAATGGTTCTACTGCTACAGCATTTGCAACTCTGGATGGAGATCGTGTTTCTACCGTTACAATAATTTCCAGTGGATCTCAATACACAGCGGCACCTGCAGTAACTATTTCCGCGCCAGATTCTGGAACAACAGCAACAGCAACTGCAAATGTCACACCAATCTACTACACAATAAATAGTTCAACTCCAGTAGTATCTGGAATCACCACTATTACTTTAGATGAAAATCTAAACAATACTGTTGGTGTTGGAACAACTGCATACTTCTATCAAGTAAGTAGGATTACAGCAAGTTCTCATACCTTTGAGTATGTTGGAACAGGTAATGATATCACAACAGCAACCCCACTGAGAGGTGGAGTTCCAGTTCAAGAAAATGAAGTGGTTACTAGAAATGGTGGAAGGGTTGACTTTACAAGTACAGATCAATCAGGAAACTTCAGAATCGGTGATGGTATAGTGATCAATCAAAATAATGGAACAATAAGTGGTAGAGCATTCACCAGAAGTTTATTCAATCAAATGACACCGTTCATCTTAGCATTAAGTTAACATGGCACAATTAGCACTCAACAATTTTAAGACAGTAACATTAGAAGTAACCAGTTCGGAGCAGACAGCTTATACTGCTCCAACGGGATATACTTCCATTGTTTTATATGCACACATTACAAACATTGGTTCGACTACAGAAACTGTAACTGTATCTCATAAGAGAAGCACCACTTCTACTGAGATTGCTAAAGCAGTAGCAGTTCCACCCAACGATGCTTTCGTTCCAATGGATGGAAAGTTGGTTTTGGAAACTAGTGATTCTGTTGTAATTTCTGCAAGCGCAAACTCAACATTTAAGTTGATCTTAAGTATTCTGGAAACTGCAAATGCCTAAACTCATTAGTCAAAAGAACTTTACCAATATCAATGTCTCTGGAGTAACTACAACAACCTCCAGTCAGTTTGCACTTGATAGTTTTTTGAAGAGTTCATTTAGATCTGCAAAGTATCAGATTCAAATTGATCAAGGATCTTCATATCAAACTACAGAGTTTTTGGTTGTCCATGATGGGACTACCACATACAACACTGAGTTTGGAATTGTAAAAAGTGGAGATGTTTTGTCAACGTTTGATAGTGATATTTCAGGAAATTATGTAAGACTTTTAGCAACTCCAGCACCATCAGCAACTCCGGTAAAGTTTAAGATCATTAGAACAACTATTGATTCATAAATATAAAAAGATCCTTGATAATATTTGATGGAACCCAAGTTCACCAAATTTACACATAAAACTCCACATCTGGGGAAAAAACAACATCAGTTAGATCCCAATCTGGATCTTAAGCAGTTGGTTCATCACTCAACAGTTCAGTATGTTGATCGTGATGCTGATGGGGACGTAGATATCTACGATAATCCTAAGAAAAAAATTCCCGACGAAAACCCAATTGCAGATTTTGCAACTGTATCTAAAAGATTGATTGCAAAACAAAAAGGTGAAATTAAACATTCCAAAAAAAGAATTGCTTATGAAGATCTTCGTAAGTGGTTTGGAACTGGTGGAGAAGGTGGTGTAGGTGGAGGTGGATGGGATCGTTATAATACCAAGGGTGAAAGAATTGGTAAGTGTGCTCGTGAGCCTGGAGAGGGTAAACCAAAGTGTCTCTCTAAGGAAAAAGCAGCAAAGATGTCTAAGGATGAGATTGCTGCTGCAGTAAGAAGAAAAAGAAAAGCAGATCCAGTAGCAGATCGTCCAGGAAAGGGAGGAAAACCAAAGATGGTATCTAATAAAATCAAAGAAGAAATGGGATTAGTTAGATACTGTCCTAAGTGCCAAAAGAATGAAACCAGAAATGAGTGTGCTTATGGGGTTAAGTATTGGGATATGTTCTCAATGCCACCTGCGATTATGACAAATCAAATGAAATATGATATTGCACAAATTCATCCAACAAATGAAGAGAAGGATCATGAACATTCTATGATTCGCTCTCAAATTTCTACAGTGATGAGTGCTGCGAAGAGAGTGAAGAAAAAAATGGGTAAAGGTGAGGGAAATGTAGAAGCATGGGTACAATCAAAGATTACAAAGGCAGCAGATTATCTTGATAGTGTTGCAGATTATTTGGATAGTGGAGAACATGATATTGAAGAAGAAAAGGATCCATGTTGGACTGGATACAAACAGGTTGGAATGAAGAAGAAAGGTAAAAAAATGGTTCCAAACTGTGTACCAGAGCATACTGGAATAGTTGCAAAAATGCTCGAACAAATTGAAGGAGAAAGAGAACTTCAAACTCTCGAAGAAAAGAATGTTCCAACCAATCCAGCACTCTGGTCCAAGATGAAATCCAGAGCAAAAGCAAAGTTTGATGTATATCCTTCTGCTTATGCTAATGGATGGGCTGCCAAGGAATATAAGAAAGCTGGTGGTGGTTGGAAATCTGTAAGTGAAGAAGTAGAACTTGAAGAAGCAGTTAGAATGCCAGCAAAAACTGGAAATTTAATGCATGTATTTTTGACTTGGAAAGGAAAGATGTACTCGCTCAAGATGTTCTTCCCACAGGTTTCTACTCCAAGTAGAAAGGATGTTCAGGATCAAATTGAAAAAGTATATCCAGGTTCAAAAGTTCAATCTTTTCACGTTGCAGAATATACTCCAGGAGAACCTTTCTTACAAACGGAAGGTGCTGCATGGACTCGCGAGGAGGGACAAAACAAAAGTGGTGGACTCAACGAAAAAGGAAGAAAATCTTACGAAAGAGAGAATCCTGGAAGCGACCTTAAGGCACCTTCAAAAAAGGTTGGAAATCCCCGTAGGGCATCATTCTGTGCGAGAATGAAAGGTATGAAGAAGAAACTTACTTCTTCCAAAACTGCTAACGATCCAGATAGCAGAATCAATAAGTCCCTTAGAGCGTGGAACTGCTGATATGAAAACATTCAAACAGTTTATAAAAGAGGCAATCAACATTTCAGGTGACTTTAATGGAACTCTGATTGTTGGGGATTCAAATACTCAAGAAACTCAAGTTCAACAGGATGAGGAGTTTTCTGCAGATATCGTTTATATGGGAAATATTCATAGAATCTCTATGAAAACTGAAAGTGGTATTCCAACTAAGAATGATTTAACCGAATATCTCCAAAGTGAATATCCAGGTTCTATTGTTCAACATATATACGTTAAGGATAACTCAGAAAGTTCTATTAAAGTAACAGACAATAAGAGATATCATCCAGCAAAGTTAGATTGGGTTTAATTCATGGCTCAGTGGAATAAGTCTATACAAGATTATTTAAATCAGGAACGAACACTTCATGAGGTTTATCTTCGTGCGGATGAGTATGGAAATATTCTAAATGAAGGTGCTTGTTCAAAATCTGCTTTTGGGGAAAACATTGCTATTCCCATCACTCCCAAAATTCAGGGAGATGCTGTATATGGATTAGATCCAAGAGAATTCCAGACATTTAAATTCTCCAATAGTGGAATTGCAACCAATGGAAATTCACTTATAAGAGTTGGTGCTGGAACAGATGCAAACTCTTATGGTGTAATTAGGTCTACAAACTTCCTAAGATATCGTCCAGGACAAGGTGCAGCATGTAGACTTACCGCAGCATTCTCAGAAAATCCAGTTGGTTTTACTCAAAGAGCAGGACTGTTTAATCAAGAGAATGCTAT